TGTATTAGGTTGGATAGGTGTAGTTAGAACATCGACAAGCGTATTGACATTTAAAACATACGATGGAACGCAAACACTAGCTGATAGCGTTTTGTCATCTGCACAATTAGAAATCAAAATAATAAAATAAGATATGAGTTTACCAAATTTAGATAGATTAGTTGCTACGAGAGGAACTAAATTAGTGAATGACACAACAGAAGTAACTGCTACAATTGCTGGTATTTTTGTGTTAGAAGATACAGTTTTTGCATCTATTAAAGTTGCTGGTTCAGATGTTAAAGCAACATATATTACAACTCCTGCAACGGCTGTTAAGGCTGGTGCTTTGATTACAGGTCAAGGTGTGTTATTTAGTGGAGTTGACTTAACAAGCGGTTCTGTTAACTTAATCTTAGGATAGAATGTTCTACGGATATGGGATATTAAACAATCATGTGCCAACGTTGAAGGCAACCGCAATGAAAGGTGGCAGTGGCATTATACCTATTACAGATACGGATGTGCTTGCATTTATTAGTGCTGCGTCTATTACAGATACTACTCAAAAAAGTGCTATTAATACAATGGTTACTGATTTAAAAGCCTATGGTATTTGGAATAAAATGAAAGCTATTTATCCTTTTGTTGGTGGTTCTGCTAGTACGCATAAATGGAATTTAAAAGACCCACGAGATTTAGATGCGGCATATCGTTTAGTTTTTAGTGGAGGATGGACACATTCAAGTAATGGTGCCCAACCGAATGGAACTACTGCATTTGCAGATACTAAGTTAATACCACAAAATGTTTTAACAACAAATGACAGTCATTTAAGTTTTTACTCAAGAAGTAATACTGCAGGGGCTAATAGAGCTTCAATGGGTTCAACAAACTCCCCTTTATTTACAACGTCACATCAGATGTTTTTACGATTTACAGATGGAAATTTTTATGGAATAATTGATTCTAATACTGCATTTGCACAGTATTCGAATACTAATACTACTGGATATTATGTTGTAAGTAGAACGTCAAATAATTCTATTAAAGCATATAAAAATTCTTCACTAGTTGCAACTAATACAACCGCAATTATTCCAATTGGTAACCACAACCCCATATTTATTGGAGCAAGAAGTGATTCATCTTCGCCACAAAATTTTGACGATAAGGAAACAGCATTTGCATCAATCGGTGATGGTTTAACAGATGGAGAAGCAACTGCATTCTACACAGCAGTACAAGCATTTAACATTACATTAGGAAGACAAGTATAAAATAAATAATTAATATGAACGTTTACAAATTAACAGTAGAACAAAAAGACACATTAGTAGGCGAAACTTACGATGGTTTACAATTCTTTAATCCTACGCTAGATACAGATGGACAGTGGTTTATATCAGTAGAAGAGTATAACTATGTAACATTGGTTCGTGCAAATGAATTAGCTATTATTAGTTGGTGGTTTACTTTACCACTTATTCCTTACAATCCTATAGTAACTGAGTTTATATAATGCAAGAGATTAGTAATATATTAAATTCTAAATTATCACCGATTATGATATTCATATTGGTGGTATTAGTAGTTGTATTATATTACTTTCACAAACCTATATCGACATGGTTTACTTCATTAATTAAACGTAAAGAGAAAATACAAGATATTAAGTCTTTGCGTGCACATGATATATTTAATACTTTGCAACGTGTAAAGCAAGAAGTTTCACATATGAAATTCTACACACACGGAGTATTTGATGCTAATAAGTCTAGGATGTGCAGTGATTTTGCTAAATTCAAATGCAATGTTTGTACGGATAAATTTCTTGAATTCTTAGATAATGACTTTAGTAATATAAATTCAGACGAATTAAAGCAATTAATGCTTAAGGAGATGTGGGGAATGCACGCGGAATACATAAAACAAATTCGAGCATTTTGGATTCAAAAAGGAATTACAAACCAAGATGTAGATTATGTGATTGAGCTATTTGAGAAATTTAGATACGATGTTGTTGTGTCTTTTCAAAATAGAATAGATGGAATTTTTGCAAGTTCGTATCATAAAAATAACTTTGAGAAAATACTAGCTTGTTACGAAATGTATGCTATGGGAATAGATTTGCTAGCTAAAGATATGTTGACTACATTTGAAGCATTAAACGGAAGGTTCACTAATATAAACTATATATGAAAATTTTAGACAGAATAAAAGCTCCAAGACCAAAGTTTTGGGTAAAAGTTGGTAAAGTAGGTGTAGCACTTACAATCGTAGGAGGTGTATTAGTAACTCCACTGCCAATGGTAGGAGGTGTATTGCTTACAATCGGAGCAACAGTTAAGTCAATTTCTCATTTAGCTGTTGAGTAATGGACCAATTAACAATAGATAGGATAGCAACTGCACATCCTAAAATCAGAGAAGAGTTAAAGAATTATTATATCGAATGTAATAATAAACTACCTAAGGGTGTTAGATTGCGTTTTGCTTACGTTTATCGAAGTGTAGAAGAACAAAACAAGCTATACAATCAAAGACCTAAAGTAACGAACGCTAAAGGTGGACAATCGATACATAATTATTCTTTAGCTTTTGATTATGTTATCATGTTAGACAAAGATAATAATGGAACATTTGAAACAATTGAATGGAGTTTAGCATCGCCATATCACAAAGTAGTAGTAGAATACTTTAAAAGCAAAGGTTACGAACATGGTGGTGATTGGAAAAATTTCAAAGATTATCCTCATTTTCAAAAAACATTCGGTCACACATGGCAAACATTGAAAAACAAGCCTACATTTAAAGATACAAACGGAATATCTTATCCTATTTTGTAACTATATATCACTCTATTTTAAACGCAATCTTAATCGGTTGCGTTTTTTTTTAACTTTATTTTATAAAATGTTATGATATTATAATAAAGTTGTTATATTTGTCCATATAAACAATTTAAAAACTAGAAATTATGATAGAATTAGTATTAGGTGGTGCAATTTACTGGGTAATTAGTCACATTGAAGAAGAACGTAAAATTAAAAAAAGATTAAAAGATGCTAAAAAGAAGGTGTTTCCGCAAGACTATCCACAATATTACACAAGTTTATAGTTATGTTTGTAGCTAAAATAATATTAGCGATTATAGTAATAACGATTACAATACTATTTATGTTATGACAAGTGAATTAGCAAGAAAGTTAAGTGCCGAAACTTTAACGAATAGATTGCATAAACAGCCGTTTAACGTGACTATATTAAAAGAGTTAAACAAACGTGCTACGAAGGTACATAAATGCCAAATAGAAGGCTTAAAACGTATGGAGTTAGAGAAACTTAGAATGCAAACAAAAGTAGGTTTAGGATATAAAAACGAAGCGTACTTTACAGAAAGTGAAATGTTAAACGGATTCAGTTGTAAATATGAAGATTTAAGTCCAAGTGAGAAATCAATATACGATAGATTATGACAGGAGAAGAAATAAAATATACTATTACAATGCATTCAGATATAATATCATTAGATTTATTATACGATGAATATATAGTTAAAGGTAATAGAAAAGAAATTAAGATAATTAAAAGTGGTTTAAGTGGATGTTATTTTTTACATGATGAAAATAAAAATATAATTTATATAGGTAAAGCTAAGAATATAAGACAACGAATTATATCGCATATTTTTTCTCCTGTATCAAAATATATAGATAAATATGAAATAGATAAAATTATTGAAAAAAGAAAAAAAGCTAAGTATTTTTCATATTCAGAAATAGACTATAGATATGTTGATTTTGTAGAGCAAGGTTTAATTAATAAATATCAACCAATGTTAAATATTCAATTTGTAAATAAGTTATGAAAAAGTGTTTCACCTGTCGAAATAACTACCCGATGTGTATGTACCATTTAGATGAGTCTAGATACAAGATAAAAGCAAATAAGGGTAAGACTATCGAATGTAGATTTTGTTCGCTTAAACGCAACTTAAACGATAAAGGATTTACACATCGTATAGATGGAAAGTTTACATTTACACACGCAACCAAAAAACAAATAATATTTAATTTTTTTAAACGATGAAACAAGAAGCTCAAAATTTAATAGATAAATATATGCTTTTAGGATTAGATTTAGAAACATGTAAAAAATGTGCTTTAATTACAATTGATGCGTTAATTTTTGATGCAAGAGACTATGAATTTTTAGAAAATTTTTATAAAGAAATTAAATTAATAATAATACACTTAATATGAAAAGATTAACAGAACAACAGCAAGCGGATAAAATAGTTGATATAACTATGAAAAGAATACATAAATATTCTTTTACACCCATGACTAGTACAGAAGTTAAAGACAAAATTTGTGCGTTTGATTTGTCTATTGAATATTGCTATAATATAATAGATTCTTTAAAATGGTTTCATTTTGATTTTAAATTATACTGGAGAGATGTACAACGTATAATCATGAAAGAAAAAATATTGTTTATAGAAATAAATTCTGAAATTATTAACTAGAAATGAAAACACCACTACAACAAGTTTTTAGCGACTTAGAAGCTAATCACAATGAATTATTTGACTTGCATACAAAAAGAGGTCGTGACTTTGTAAATAATTATTCTAAATATTTAGACAAAGAAAAAGAATTTTTAAACGACTTCTTTAAATTCTTTCGAGATAACGGCGAAAATTACATTGGATTAACAATTGAACAATTTGTTGATTTATATTTAAAAAACGTGTAAAGAAAATCGAGAAATCTTTACATGAAAATAAAACGTGTAAACTCCTATCGTAATTGGTAGGAGTTTTTTTATGCAAAACAATTACTTAAATATGTAGTTACTTATTTGTACAAATACGTATTTAAATGGTTGAATTCAAAACCGAGATGATAGAACTCTATAAAAAGGGAGTAAGTATCACAGAAATCGCAAAGAAAATCTGCAAAGAAAACAGCCTAGAATATACAGACGCCAAAAGGAGCTCAACTTCTAAAATCATTAATAGAGTAAAAAGCAAAGGCGTACTAGACGAATGTGAAGCTGTAGGAATAGATCCCGAAAAAGTTAAGCATTATTGGTATAAAGGAAAAAACTACTCCATTAACGTTAAAGGTGAGACTGACACTTTTAAATACGAAGACTTTAAAGAAGACTTTATAGCATCGGTTAAGGATATTAAACCTAACTACATTCAGATAATTCGTACGGATTCAGAGGAGGAATCACATTGCTTACTGATAGATCCTGCAGATATTCACGTGAACAAGCTATGTTCTGCATTTGAAACAGGCGAGGAATACAATTCACAGATGGCAGTACAACGTGTTAAGGATGGAGTAGCGTCTATTTTAAGTAAGTGTAAAGGTTTTAATATAGATAAAATCATATTAATTGTAGGAAATGATGTCTTAAATACGGACAACGTACGAAATCAAACAACAAAAGGAACACAACAAGACACGCATCTTAAATGGTTTGATGCTTTCTTAATGGCTAAACAGCTTTACATAGATATTATTAGCACTTTAGTAGCTATTGCAGATTTAGAAGTAGTCTATAATGTATCTAATCACGACGAGATGTCAGGTTTTTTCTTAATGGATAGTATTTATTCATGGTACAACGAACACCCAAACATAACATTTAATCGTTCTCCTTCACATCGTAAATATACAACATACGGAAAGAACTTAATTGGAACTACACACGGAGATGGCGCAAAACAAAATGATCTTCCATTATTAATGTGCCACGAAGCTAGTCAACATTGGCACGATTGTAAGCATAGATATTGGTTTACTCACCACGTACACCACAAAACAAGCAAGGATGTGATGTCAGTTCAGATTGAATCATTACGTTCACCTAGTCCAGCAGATTCATGGCATCACAAAAGTGGGTATCAACACTCACCACTAACAATCGAGGGGTTTATATTCCATAAAACACATGGTCAGGTCGCACGGCTTACGACACTTTTTTAAGTCTATATTCTTAAAATAAAATAAAAATTTAATACTATAACCTTAATTATGGCAAAAGTTACACTAGAATTTGATTCAATAGAAGATAGCGACGATATTAAGTACGCATTGTACGGATGGAAATACGCATTTGTAATTGATGAATTAGACCAATACTATCGAAGCATCTATAAATACTCTGAAATAGGTAGCGAAATTGAAATGGCAGAACAAGTACGTAATAAAATTAGAGAGATAATGCACGATAATGGATTGTTAATGGAGTAACATCTCTACATCTCTACACATCTCTACAGTCATCTCTACAGCTACAACCCTAGTAAAATATAGGGTTAAGGTAAAAGTGTAGAGATGTAGAGGTAAAATGCCAATCTTTTATATAAAACGGAACAGGTGAAAATAAAAAAAATCGTAAATTCATCTCTACAACTCTACAAAAAACCATAACTAATATTAAAATCAACACTTTAACCCGTAGAGATGAGTGTAGAGATAGCGTAAAGATGTGTAGAGATGTAATTATTTTCATAAAAATTTTGTATATTTAAAAACAATACTTATATTTGTCAACGTTCTCATCCTACATTATAAGAACAAAGAGATTTTAAGAGCCTCTATTATGAATAACAAGGTAGGATGTGTTAGGATTAATAGGGGCTTTTTATTTAAACAAATTATTATGAAAAAAATTATTTTAACAGTAGCAACAGTTTTAACTTTAGGGTTAACATTTGCTCAAGAATGTAATGTAAAAACAGTGGTAGATGAATACACTGGGGATAGAACTATACAAACTAGCTTTATAAAGTTAATGTCTGGTAGTTATCAAATTTATAAAAGCAGTGGATATACAATGTTATTACTTAAAATCAATTGTTACAAACCACAAATAGTAGACAAAGGACAAACTATTTATGTTAAATTTGACGATGGTTCTGTTATTCAAGGTAGCAATACAAGTTTATCCATGGCTGAATACGATACGGATGGTGTATATTACAACTATGTACAAATTATTTTAACAGAAGAACAACTAGTAAACTTTGAAAGCAAGCTAATAAATGGTATAAGATGTGGAATAAGTGAGACTGCTGTATATGCTTTCCAAGCTAAAAAAATAAGAAACAATTTTAACTGCATTAAACACACAAACTAATTTTAAAATGATAAATCCAGACGAGAAATTTTGGTCAGTAAACCAAGACGGTAAAGTATCATTGAACAATTTTAAGTTCAAAAGATTCTTAGAAATAAATAATTTTAGTAAAAACAAACCTAATCCAAATAGTACATTTAATATTATTAAAAAGAATGGTATATTTTTAGAGATAGTAGACGAGGTAGATCTTAAAGATTTTGTGCTTAAACATATCTTAGAGCAAGGCTTAAGTGAGGATGTATATAATCTTATGACTTCAAATATAAAGTTCTTTAAAAGGGATTATTTAAGCATGATTGATAGTAAAGAAATTAAAGTTTTAAAAGATACAAAAGACACTGCGTACTTATTTTATGAAAATGGTGTTTTAGAAGTTACTAAAAACAAATCTGAACTTAAAAACTACTCTGACTTTAATCTTAATATTTGGGAAAATCAGGTTATAAAAAGAAAGTATGTAGATTCAGACCACCATCATTCAGAGTTTAGAAAGTTTGTTTGGAAAATATCAGGTGGCTTTGACTTAGAAAGCACACCATCTGCAGATGAAAAAATTAAATACGATTCTGCAGTTGATAGATACAATTCGTTTCAAAGTGCAATAGGATATCTAATTCATTCATATAAAACATCAGGTAATAATAAAGCAATTATTCTTAACGATGAAATGATAAGTGACTCACCAAATGGTAGAAGCGGTAAGGGTGTATTTTGGAATAGTCTTAAACACATGAAGAAATTGCAGTCAATAGATGGTAAACAGTTTAAATTCGGTGGTGACTTTCCTTATCAATCAGTAAAAACAGATTGTCAGATATTAGTATTTGATGATGTTAAAAAGAACTTTCAATTTGAGAATTTGTTTAGTGTAATTACAGAAGGGATTGATATTACATACAAAGGAAAAGACACTATTAAGCTACCTGTAGAAGATTCACCAAAGATTATAATATCTACTAATTACGTTTTAAAAGGTAATGGAGACTCACACGATGCACGTAAATTTGAATTGGAACTATCTACTTTCTTTAATGCTAATAATACACCATTTGAATTCTTTGGACATTATTTATTTACAGATTGGAATGATTTAGAGTGGGCACGTTTTGATTGCTATATGATTGAATGCTTAAAGAAGTATTTAAATAATGGTTTGGTATCTTATAAATCAATATCTTTGCCTGTTAAAAAACTTGAAGCAGATTTAGGTAAAGAACTTTTTGAATTTTGTCAAGAATTGCAAAAAAACGAATGGTTAAGCGGTCAAGAAACCTATGATAAATACAAGTTTAGTTTATCAAAATCATTCCTAGCAAAGTCTAAAAAAGAAGTGACACAATCAATTAAGAAGTATTGCCAGTTTTATGGATATGAATATGATTCACGTTCACCAGGAGGAATGTTAAAATTTATGATAATGGAAGGAAGTATTAATAATAAGGTAGAACAGGATATATGGGATTCACCACAATTACAAGGATTATGACAATAGACAGTATTATAGCAATTAAAAAGATTGATAGTATCATAGCTAAATATAGAGATTCAATCGAATGGATAAAAGAAAAACATCCAAATAGAATAGATTTAATCACTAGTTTAGAAGATTCAATAGTTAGATTAAATATAGTTAGAAAGGATGTAATAGTTTTGGATACTAAAATAGAAGCAAAAGAATGGATGGAAAGCTAAGCAATATAATCATAGATGCGGAAATTGAAAAGGTAAATCAATCTATGAATGTAGTAATTGATAAAAAACCTGAATGGTTAGACCAGATAGGTAAATTAAATTTTGTTTTAAAAGATTTAGAACACATTAAAAGACATTTAAACTACTTAATTAAAAAATATGAAAGAATTACGTGACTACCAACTAGACCTATCAAAGAAAGCTGTTGAAATATTAATAGAAAAGAAGATAGTGTACTTAGCTATGGAAGTTCGTTTAGGTAAAACTCTGACAGCTTTAAATACTTGTGAATTGTACGGTGCTAAGTCAGTTTTATTCGTGACTAAAAAGAAAGCTATGAGTTCTATTGAGTCAGATTTTGCTAGTATGCCGTTTTCTTTTGATTTAGCAGTTATTAATACAGAATCAATACATAAGATAGTAGGACAATTTGACGTTGTTATAAGCGACGAGAATCATAAATACGGATCATTTCCTAAGCCAAGTAAAGGTGCAAAAGAATTTAAACAACGATACTCACATTTGCCACTTATATTCTTAAGTGGCACACCACATCCAGAGTCATATTCTCAAATATATCATCAATTCTGGATTAGTAAGCACACACCATTTCATCAATACCCATCTTTTTACAAATGGGCCTCTACTTTTGTAAACGTAACCACAAAGCATTTAGGGTATGGAATGATTAAAGACTATAAAGACGCAAAGAAAGAACTAATAGAAGCAGTAATTAAACCTTATATGATAACTTACACACAAAAAGAAGCTGGATTCAGCTCTACAATCAACGAAAAGATAATATACGTTGACATGAAAGATTCAACATACGCATTAATTAAGCGTTTAGAGAAAGACTTAATCGTACAAGGCAAGCAAGAAGTAATACTCGGAGATACATCGGTTAAATTAATGAGTAAATTACATCAATTGTATTCAGGTACAATTAAATTTGAATCAGGGAATACTGCTGTACTAGATTACTCAAAAGCTATCCGTATTTACACAATGTTTAAAAGTAGACAGATTGCAATATTTTATAAGTTTAAGGCTGAATTAGACGCTTTGGAGTTTATATTTGGGGATACACTAACAACAGACCTAGAAGAGTTTAATACAACTACTAAATCAATTGCGTATCAAATTGTATCTGGTCGCGAAGGAGTAAACTTAAGTCGTGCATCTTCTTTGGTTTACTACAATATAGATTTTAGTGCTGTATCTTATTGGCAAAGTCGTGATAGGTTAACGACAATGGATAGACTAGAAAATAATGTATACTGGTTCTTTGCAAAGAATGGGATAGAAGATAAGATATACAAAGCTGTAATGAGTAAAAAGAACTACACACTAAACGTATTTAAGAATGACTTCAGAAAGTAATATCCAATCAAGTTGCATTACGTATGCTAAAAAGAATGGGTGGTTTGTTTTAAAAGTTATTCGATGTAATGTCAATGGATTTCCAGACGCGACGTTTTTTAAAGACGGTAAAACATTTTTTGTTGAATTTAAAACAGCTATTGGAAAGCAATCAGAATTACAAAAATACGTTGAAAGTGAATTGATTAAGCAAGGATTCAAGTATTATCTTATCCGAGACCTAAAAGAATTTCAAAAAATAATTATAGAAATGTGATTATATTATAATAAAATAGTTATATTTGTCATATAGAAACAATTTAATATTTGAATTATGAGTGGATGTTATGGAAATGATTCTTTTGATAGATACTGGGAATCACAATTAGACAAGTACCTTGATGAGTACGACGACGACGATCAAGAGGAAGAAGAAGACGAAGATTACGAGTACGAACGATTAAATGATAAGTAAAATGAACGATAAACTAGAATTACTTGAAGCATTCTTGAAAGGGTGGCAAGGTGAATTAGAAAGGTATGCTACCGAATACGAAAGTAGCGAATTTCTTAGAGGTCAAATTTACGCGATTGACAGAATTAAATTACAAATACAAAAACTAAAAGAAGATGACAACTGAAGAGAAAGCAAAAAAGTACGATGAGTTAATGTTAACCATCCAAGAAATGGAACTCATGTACACAAAGGCATTAGAGAAATATCCAAACCTTACAGAGATAATTCAAGAAAAATTAAACGTTTTAAAACTAGTTAAATTATGAAGATAGTAGCAGATTTAACGGATAAGCATGAAATTAACCTAAAAATAATCAAAAGACTTGGTTACATATTAGGTGAAGAAGTTAACACAAAACCACAACAGGTATCATTAGCAATGGATTTATTGCAATACTTAATGTGGGAATTCAGTGAGCCAGAACTAATAGAAATAATACTTAAAAACAAAGACAATGAAAGAGCATAATATAGACGCGATGAAATATCGTAAACATTCGCACCTGGCAGGAGTTGATGTAGCAATAATTACAGCGGAGAAAGGCAATTGCATACTTACAATTAAAGATGCGTATTATTCTAAAGGTGTTGATGTAAGTGGTAACAAAACGGATGGTTACTTCCTAGAGTTTGAAGAAGATGTTATGGACATGGTCTGTAATAGCTCTAATCGTAAAATGATAGCTAATAACCTGGTGCTAGAAAAAGGATTGTCGTTACTAGATTCAAGAAACATAGGCAACTGGATTGGCACTAAGGTAGAGCTACAATTTGATGAAACGATAAAAATGATGGGTAAAGTAGTTGGAGGTATTAGAGTTAAAGGATTCAAGTTACTTCCTGAATTACAACCTAACACGCCAAACTTCGATGCAGTTAAGAAAGCATTACAAGGTGGTAACTATACAATAGAGCAAGTAAAAACAAAGTATAACGTATCTGTTGATGTACAAAATTTATTAAACGATGGAAAATAAGATATATAGACATAGAGCATCACAAGGTGGATTGCTTTTAACAAACGGAAAAGACGAATTAAAGTTAGGTGCGTCAATGATTACTTACCTAAAGAAATGGTATGCAGAACAAAAGTCTGGAGTACGTGACGAAATAGATTCCAAGTACTTTCGTAAAGGTAATATGTGCGAAGATGAAGCTATCGACATTTGTGCTGAGAGATTTGGATTAGGTATACTTGAAAAAAACATAGTACATTTTAACGACGAGCATTTCAATGGGACTCCAGATGTTATTACAGATGAGTTTGTAATAGATACTAAATGCTCATGGGATTACGTTACGTTCTTAGATGCTATCACAAGTCCAATCAATAAAGACTACGAAGCACAATTACAAGTGTACATGCACTTAACAGGACTTAAAAAATCGAAGTTAGTATACGCCTTACTAGATACTCCTGCAGAAGCAAACTACGGCAACGACATCTTCTATAGTCACATGCCAATTAATGAACGGTTTTACAGTTTTGACTTGGAATATGATCCAACTATGATTGAGCAAATGCAAAACAAAGTAAATAATTGTAGAACTTTTTTAAATGATTATGATGCAAAAATCAAATTATTACTTGGATAAAAGAGATAATACTGTTGTCACGTTATTACTACGTGGCAATGGTTTCATCCGAGTTAGACCACATAAAGGATTAGATATAGTAATGAGTGTAGAATGCTTTGAAGAAAATTTTAAAAGAATATGATAATTGAAGTAAAAATGAAATGTGGAGATATAATTGTATTTGAAACTGATACGATATTTGAAAATATTTCAGAGGATATACTTAATCGGCAATGGTCAAGAGTAGTACAAAAAAGCGGAGTAAAAATAGTATTTAATAGGGATGATATAAAATATATAACACATGAATAAACAAATAAACAATACATTCCAAGTGCTTTGCTTAATGCAAGTAGCTTTAGAGAAGTTAGAAGATATGCCAGAGGGAAATATTTTTAGAGAGAATAACTACGATACAATAGATAACTTTATTAAGTATCTAGAATCAAATGTTGAGCCGTTGACAAGTGATATCAACGTACAGGAGTCGGACCAATATATTTACATCACAAAGAATATCCGTAAAGTAATTGATAAAATTAGAATCAAATGAAAATAATAATCGCGATGTGTGTTTGGTGTGTTCTAACGAGTTTTAAAGCTAGCTACTACAGTGATACATTCCAAGGTAAAGTTATGCGTTCAGGTCAAGTTTATGACGCAAATAAATTGACATGTGCATCAAATACACATAAGCTAGGAACTAAACTAAAAGTTACTAACTTAGATAACGGAAAGAGTGTGATAGTTAAAGTAACCGATACAGGTTCATTCCGTAAAGTAACATTAGACTTATCAAAGAAAGCGTTTGAACGGATAGCTGAATTAGATAAAGGAGTAATTAATATTAAAATAAAGAAGATATGACAAAGAAAGAAGAACTTAAGTACGAACTTAAAATGGAACAACTATTAGTAAGTCAATTGTTTGAGCAAATACGAGAATTAAAGCATGAGAATGCAGTAATGCGAGACGATTTATTTCAACTTAGCAAACAATACTTCACACCAAAGGATGCTATTGTAGCAAAGGTAATCGAAGCGTATAAAACAAGGTCTGAAGTAGGGATAGCGAAGTACGGAACGACACTAGATGAGAATAATACGGATGACTTTCTTCAGCACTTACAGGAAGAGTTAATGGATGCCACACTTTATATTGAAAAATTAAAAGAAATTGCATCACAGTTAAATAAATAATAGTTATATTAGTCAAAAATTAAAAAGGATGAGTAAATTTAAAGGAGTGATTACACACATTGGAGAGGTAATCGAATTAGGGAACTACAAAAAGCTGTATGTTCATGTCGTAGAAAACGAAGGAGAATATCCTCAATCATGTAACTTCGAGGTATTTGGTGAAGCAAAAGTAGATGCAGTTCTAAAGTACAATCGAGTAGGAGATGTTGTCGAAGTAGACTATAATCTGAAAGCTCAAGAATCAAAACGTGAAGCTGGTGTATTCTTTAACACCATTCAGAGTTGGAAGATTACTAAGCATGATTAAGCAAATAGAATTAATTGCAAAGAAACATAAGGACTGGGTGAATATCGCTCGGTCCTTTGGTGCTAAAACGGAAGCCGAAGACATTGTGCAAGAAATGTATATTCGACTAGATAAGTATATCAAACCAGACCAACAAATATCTACATCGTTTGTATGGATTACTTTACGCAATATATACTTTGACTTCCTGAAAAAAGAGCCAGTTACGTTTGAACTAGATAAGACAGTTTCAGAAGCTGTTTCTGAGACCGAAAGTATAGTAGCATACGAGAATTTAACATCGTTAGTTAACTCCGAGATTAATGAGCTACATTGGTTTGACAAGATGCTATTTCAACTTTATGTGACAAGTGGCAAGTCAATGAGACAACTCGCAAAAGAAACAAAACTATCTTTAAGCTGTATATTCTACACCATCAATAGAACAAAAACACACTTACAGAGTTTACTTATTGAAGACTATCAAGATTATTTAAACGAAGATTACGAATGGCTAAAAGAAAAGCAACAGGACTAGGGGACACAATAGAGAACGTACTCCAAGCAACAGGAATAGAT